AATGTGCGGAATTGCGGGATTCACGCGTGTGAGCGGGGTGCGCGACCCTGGAGTGGCCGGCCGCATCACGCAGGCCTTACGACACAGGGGACCCGACCAACAAGGCGTATACGAGGGCAGCGAAGTGACCTTGTGCGCAGTGCGGCTGAAGATTATCGACCTGGCTGGCGGCGACCAGCCTATCGTGAGCGATGACGGCGGCACGGCGATCGTCTTCAACGGCGAAATATACAATCACCGCGAGATTCGGCGTGAGTTGGAGCGGTTAGGGCACCGTTTCCGATCGCAGTGCGACACCGAGACGGTGCTGCGAGCGTTCATGGAGTGGGACAGTGCTTGCTTTCAGCGGATGCGCGGGATGTTCGCGGTTGCGCTGTGGTCGGAGAGGAACAAGCGGCTCGTGCTGGCGCGCGACCGAATGGGGATCAAACCGCTTTACTACTACCGCAGCGGCGACGATCTGTACTTCGGCAGCGAACTCAAGGCGATCCTGGAGCACACGCACATACCGCGCTGGCTGGACGAGTGCGGGCTGGACCGGTTCCTATCCGTAAATTACGTGCCGGGCGAGCGGACGCTGATTGAAGGAATCCACAAGGTTCCCCCAGGACACCTGGTCGAGTGGAATCGCGGGGAGTTTCGAATGGAGTCCTGGTGGGCGCTGCCCCGCGACGGGGCATGGGGCGATTCGCTGGATGCGGCAAAGGAAGAGTTAGAGGCTCTGCTGCGTGCATCTGTACGAGAACACCTGGTCTCCGATGTCCCGCTGGGGGTATGGGCCTCGGGCGGCGTGGATTCTTCGACAATCCTGCATTATGCGGCAGAACAAAGCGGGAGCCGGCTGAAGACATTCTCGGTTTCATTTCGCGGACGGAGTTTCGACGAGAGCGCATATTTCCGCGAGGTAGCGCGAGTTTATGGGACCGACCACTACGAATTCGACCTGAACCCGGAGACAGAGCTGGAAAGCGCGATTGCCGACTTTGCGTATTACTCGGACGAGCCGAGCGCCGACGCCGGGGCTCTGCCAGTCTGGTTTCTGTCGCGGATGAGCCGGCGATACGTAACTGTCGCGCTCTCCGGCGAAGGCGCGGACGAATTGTTCGGCGGCTACGAGACATACCAGGCAGACCGTCTGGCGAGGCCACTAAGGCTGACACCACGCTGGCTACGCCGCTTCGTCCATAAGGCGCTGGACCGGTACGTGCCGGTGTCGGACGAGAAGATCGGGCTGGAATACAAGCTTAAGCGGGGAATCGAAGGAAGCTTGCTGGACGCAGACGAAGCGCACTTTTTCTGGAACGGGACGTTTTCGAGCGACCAGCTCAGAGGCATCCGGCGCGGCGGCGGCGACAACAGACTGGCGGAATTAGCGCGGCGGGCAGCCGTGGACTCCGACGGGGTGGTCGGCCGATATATGCGGGTGGACCAGAGCTACTATTTGCCGGACGACATCCTGTACAAGACGGACCGCATGAGCATGGCTCATTCGCTCGAGGTGCGGCCTCCGTTCCTGGACCACAGGATCGTGGAGTTTGCTGCACGGTTACCGGCGAAGTTCAAAATTCGCGGCTGGCGGCAAAAGTACCTGCTGAAGCGATTGATGCGAGGAAAACTGCCGGACCGGGTGCTCAACCGCAAAAAGGCAGGCTTTGACATACCGACGCACGACTGGTTTCGCGGGCCGTTGCGCCAACTGCTGATGGACACGCTGACGCCGGAGGCGGTCAAGGCAAGCGGAATCTTTCACGAGCCGGCGATCGAAGCGCTGATCTCCGACCACATGGGAAGGCGCATTAATGCCGGTTACCATCTCTGGGGCCTGTTGACTCTATTTCTGTGGATGAAGCGATGGAATGTGGCGCTTCGGCCAACGGGCGCAGCTGGAGTTATAGGACCAGGCCGGTAGCTAAAACGATAGGCCACACCGTCATCACCAACTCAAGAAAAACTTTCTTTCGTGAGTTTTCAATAAGTTGAAAGGCACTTCGGGACCGGTGTGTGCCGGCTCCGATGATACATTCAAGACGGGAAGAAGGTTGCGCGGCTCTGCGAACAAATCGCGGAGCCGCTTTCTTTTGCGGACCATGGGCAAGGTAAAGAACAATGCCAAGACGACTTCGACACCTTGCGAGGATTGCAGTCATTATCAAGAGCTCAAACAGAAGCTCAGGATCTCAGAGGTGCTCGCCAGAGCGATCGAGAAATTCGAGGAACGGATCACGGAGACCGATTTCAGCCCATCGGTTGGCGATTATATCAAGCTCGTGCAGATGAAGAAGGAGTTGGAAGAGACGACCGACGAGGCGAAGGAGATCAAGGTCACATGGGTCGAGCCAGTGACATCCGACTCCGAGAAATAGCTTATGACCCGCTACCCTCCCAGAAATCCTTTCACGACCTGACGGCGCGTTTCAAGGGATTCTCGGGGCCGATCGGCAGCGGCAAGAGCCAGGCACTCTGCCATGAAGCGATTCGGTTAAGTTATTTGAACCCGCGGCGGATGGGCCTGCTGGGAGCCCCGACTTACCAGATGCTGCGGGACGCGACGCAAGCGACGCTGCTCGAGATACTCGACAGCAACCGCATACCGTACGAGCACAACAAGGCGGAGAACACGCTGCGGATGAAGGATACGGGATCGCGGATTGTGTTCCGGGCGGTCGATGAATTCGAACGGCTGCGGGGAACCAACCTGGCGTGGTTCGGGCTAGACGAATTGACTTACACGCCCGAAGAGGCGTGGTTGCGGCTGGAAGGCCGGCTACGTGATCCGAAGGCGAAGCGGCTGTGCGGCTTTGCGGTGTGGACGCCGAAAGGTTACGACTGGGTGTACCGGAAATTCATGGCGGAGACCGGCAAAGGCTACAAGGTCGTTGTGGCGCAGCCCTATGAGAACCGGCACCTGCTGGACAAAGTGCCCGATTTCTATGAACGCCTGAAAGAAAGCTACGACGATGGGTTCTTTCGGCAGGAAGTGCTGGGCGCGTACCTGAACTTGAACGGTGGTGCGGTCTACAGCTCGTTCGTGCGAAACGCGAACGTGCAGCCTGTAGAGCGCGACCAGCTGTTGCCACTGATGTGGGCCCTGGACTTCAACGTGGACCCGATGAGCTCCGTTGTCGTGCAGATTGCGGGCAGCAAAGTGCGCGTGCTCGATGAGATCGTGGTGCGAAACGGGACCACGGTGGAAGCCTGCGAGGAGTTTTTAAAACGGTACCCGGAACATTGGGCAGGCGTTCGAATCTTCGGAGACGCGTCGGGGAATCAGCGCCAAACAACGGGCGCGACAGATTACGAAATGATTCGCGGCTACTTTCAGGTGCACTCTGGAATGACGGTGGGCTATCGCGTTCCTCGGGCCAACCCGAGTGTGCGGGAACGAATCAATTTGACGAATGCTAAGTTGCGGTCGGCATCCGGGGAAGTCGGGATGATAGTTGACCCCAAATGCAAGGAGCTGATCAAGGATTTCGAGCAGGTGACTTACAAAGCGGATTCAGGAACCGTCGACAAAGACCGGGACCGTATGAGGACGCATCTGTCGGACGCGTTGGGCTACCTGCTGTGGCAAGAGTGCAGAGTGCTTCCGAGAATCGGGGAGCGCCAGGAGCGATTGGTCTAATCATGCAGACGATCAACCGGGAGCATCCGGAATATGTCGCGCGTAAAACTACGTGGCGGCGCTACAAGGATTTATACCTTGGCGGCGAGCAACTGCGGGCACACGCAGCGGAGTACTTGTTGCGGCGACACAAAGAACCAGGGGAAGTGTACCAGGAACGACTGAACCGGGTGTTCTACGAGAACTACATCGGCTCGATTGTAGATTGGTACGCCGCTACGCTGATGCACCGGGAGCCGGCGCTGATGCTGGGTGGGACCGACGCAGCGGCGAAGGACTTCTACAGTTTGCTGGCGAACGACTGTGACCTGAAGGGGACGAGCCTTAGCGAATTTTTCCGCGGGCGCTTTGTAGAGGCGCTGGTGTGCGGCTCGAGTTATCTGGTGGTGGACTTTCCGCGGACAAGTGGGGCTGCGCTCACGCGCGCGGAAGAGGATGCAGCGGGAACATCGCGGGCCTACCTGGCAGACTACGGCGCGGACGAAGTCATCAACTGGAACTACGATCCGAACGGGGGGATGGACTGGGCGGTAATCCGGACCTCGTGTCTGCAGCAGTCCAAGGTAACGGACACGCGCTGGGAACAGGAGACACGCTGGATCTACTACGACCGGGAGAACTTTCAGGTGTACCGGAGAGAGGGCGAGGGGAAGCCAATCGAAAAGATCGACGAGGGACGGCACGCTTTGGCCTCGCTGGGGCGGGTGCCACTGTTCCAGATGCGGGTCACGGAAGGGCTATGGCTGATGAACAGATCCGCATTGCTGCAGCTGGAACACTTCAATAAGTCAAATGCGCTGGCCTGGGCGCTGACCATGGGGCTGTTCGCGATGCCAGTTGTCTACTCAGAGCGGGAATGGAACCAAATGGTGGGTGAGTCCTATTACATCCAACTCGGTCCAGAGGACCGGTTCGGGTGGACAGAGCCAGAAGGAAAAGTCTACCAGATCGCGGCGGACAACCTGGTTCAAATGAAGGACGAGATCTACCGAGTGTGTTACCTGAACAACCAGGCTATCGGAACGGGGTCGGGCACAGCCAATCAGTCGGCCCTGGGCAAGCAACTGGATTTTGCTACCACGGCCGAAGTGCTCGGGGCATATGGGACGACAGTCAGAGAGAGCATGAAGCAGGTGTTGTGGGCGATTGCGGCGGCACGGCAGGACGAAGTCTCGATCGATGTCGCAGGGATGGACGAATTCGACATCAACGATTTCAGTACGGAGTTGGATGACGCCGAAAAACTGCTGAGTCTGGGTATCCACTCGCCAACCCTGACGAAGCAGATCCACAAACGGCTGGCGTTACAGTATCTTTCCGACGCGCGGCAGGAAATAAAGAGCCAAGTTGCGGAAGAGATCGAGGAGGCGGCGGAGTGACGACCATGGAAGACTCGAGCGGTGTCCCAGGTTCCCCTGAGGATGGGACAAAGAGAGCTGGCGAGCAAGTTCCGAAAGAGAGCGGTATGGAAGGAATCGACATTCAAGCGGTCGTGAAACAGGCGATCCAGGAATACGTAAACAACGAACAGGCGAAAGCCCAGCCCGCGTACAAAGCAGAGTTACACGAAGAGCGGCGGCGCCGGGAACAACTGGAACGCCGAGTCAACGAACTGGTGGAGGAGAACAAACGCACCCGGCTGGTAGCGGAGGAGGCGGAGCGCACGTCGGCGGTGCGGGCGGAGTTACAGCGACTCGGAGTGGCGAAGGTCGATCTGGCCTTCAAAGCAGTGCAGGACGAGGTTGTGCGGAGCGAAGACGGGCGGCTGGTGGCGCGAACCGAGGGCGGCGAGATACCGGTTCGCGACTACCTGGCGACATTCGTGAAAGAGAACCCGGAGTTTCTACCGGCGCGCATCCCGGGTGGGAGCGGAATGGCAGGGGTGCTGAAAAGCCCGGCAAGTGGCGGCGAGGCAGTGACGCTCGATCGAATCCGGCCGGGCATGAGCGCGGAAGACATGCGGCGGGTACGAGAAGAAATCGTGCGCGTGGCGTCGCAGACCCTAAAGGGTCTGTAGTGATAACCCGGCCTGCTGGCCGGCAAGAACAAACGAAGGAGAAAGAATGGGAGCAATAACGAGCAACAACGTCGCAAGCGCGATTGTGAAGCTGGTGGCGGCGGACGCTTTGCCGGTGCTGGTGGGGAACCTAGTAATGGGCAACCTGGTCAATCGCGATTACGAGCCTGTGTTGGCGAATGCCGGCGATACGGTGAACGTGCCGATTCCGCCGACGCTGGTCGCCAACAACATTGCGTCTGGCGGAACGGTGACACCGCAGAACCCGAGTCTGGGAAACGCGCAGATCGTGCTGAACACGCACGCGGAAGCGACATTTCAGATTCCGGACGTAACCAAAGTGCTGGCAGTGCCGGACCTGTTGAAGATCTACATGCAGCCGGCGGTGGCAGCGATCGCGGAAAGCATCGAAACAAGCCTGCTGGACCTGTACGCGGGTTTCACGACGAACACGCCGGTGGGAACACCGGGGTCCGCGTTGACGGAAGCCACGGTGGACGCGGCGGAAACCGCGTTGTTTCTGGCCAAGGTGCCGCCTAGCGAACAGAAGTACATCGTGGTGGACTCGGCGGCCTATTCGGCGTGGCGGCAGATTCCGCTCTTTGAAGAGTTCCAGACGGCGGGCGCGGCCGGCCTGAGAACATTGATTGACGGGACGATCGGAAAGTACAAAGACTTTTACGTGTTCCGGTCGCAGTTCGTGCCGAAGACCGGGAGCACCCCGGTGAACACGCACAACATTGCGTTCACGCGTGACGCGATCGGCCTGGTGGTTCGCCGTCTGCCGCAACCCCTTCCGGGGACCGGAGCGATTGCGGAGTACGCCGAGCTGGGCAACTTCGGCATGCGAGTAGTCATGAGCTACCAGCCGAACACGCTGGCACAGCAATTCACGGTGGACGTGCTGTACGGATGCGGTGTGTTGCGCAACGCGTGCGGTGTGCAGGTGAACACCTAGCCAAGTCGCGCTGCAAACGGGCCGGCTGGGCAAACCGACGGCCGGCCCGTAAACGGGACGGGAGGAAGCGGGATGGATCTGAGACTGTATTACCAGAAGATACGGGACACGCAAGCGAAGATAGCCGACCCATTTCCGGTGATAGAGAGCTGCGACACACCGGATGGCGGAACGGCGGGCAGGCTGACTGAAGTCACGCCGCCTGTGGCCGCGAAGCTGATTGTGGAAGGAGTAGCGCGTCTGGCGAAGGAAGAGGACGCGGCAGCGTTTCGTGAGGCGAGGGCGAAAGCAAAGCAGGAGGCGGACGAAGCCAGGGCAGCGGCCAGAGTGCAGATGACATTCCTGCCGGTAGCGGAATGGAACAGAATGCAGGACGCGGCGAAACGGACCAAGAACCAGGGATAACGTATGCCACTATTCACGGACGGACCGCCGGCCAGCATCGAAGAGTTAGCGGGGCTGGATTCGCAGTTGTTAAGTGTGGCCAGCACGGAAACAATCGACGTAGCGCGCAAGCTGGATTTAGCCCACGAAGAGCTGGGACTGGACCTCGCCGCCCTGCTGAAAAGAACGAACCCGGCGGATCACCTGATGTGGGCGGTGGTAAAACCGCAGCTAGAAAATGTCGTTGTGACAGCCGCACTTCGGCTATGGTTCGCATACCGGACGCTGGAACTCGTATATAGCGACGCGTACAACAGCCAACTGAACGACCGGTACATGGGCAAGCGCGATCAGTTTGGACAGATGGCAGCGGCGCATCGAGAGCGGCTCATCGAAGCTGGAGCCGGCATCGTGTCAATACCGGTACCGAGAGCGGCGACGCCGCTGCTCGCGACAGCGCCCGGGAGTTTGCCGGACAACATTTACTATGTGACTGCAGCCTGGGTGAACCGGGTGAACGAAGAAGGAGCGAGCGCGGCTCCGGCTGCGATTGCAACCTCGTCCAGTTCCTTTTCGACCCAGATGGCGCCAGCGCCAGCGAACGCTACCGGTTGGAACGTGTATGTAGGTCTGGACCCGAACAGTACGACAATGCAGAACGGGATGCCACTCGAGGTTGGAGCGACGTGGGTGCAACCGGTGTGGATCAGCGCGACGGGACGCACGCCGGGTTGCGGACAAAAGCCACACTACGTGCAGGTACTGCCACGAATATTGCAGAGGGGCTGATGCCGACTACCATAGGAAACACAGCGACGGCAAAGACAGTCCAGTTGCTAACCGGGCCCAGCGGCGCCAATTTGCAACTGGAGGCGCTAGCGCTCAGCGGTGAAACCACGGTGGCACCGATTGGAATGGCGCAGATTCTTGCGGAGAACATTGCGATCGAGCTGGTAGAGCGGGCGACGGCCGTGCAGTACCCGGCGGTGAATGTCTACTGCGAGAAGGTCGTGAACCAACTCGTAGAGAAGTTCCGGACGTTTTCGGGAGTCGCTCAAATGGCGATTGAGGTGCGTCACTCGCAGGACCGGATCGACGGACTGCAGCAAACGGTTGAACTGTACACGAGCGCGGTGACGCAGACGCTTGACGCCAGCCGTGGCGACTGGGGCGGCGGAATGTACTATGCGGGCGGTTATCAGGTCGCGTTCGGGGCTGTGAAAAGCGGTGGAATCAACTTTGTGCAAACGGCCAAGGTGACATTCGAGATTGGAGTGAGCATTAACTAAAATGGGGTCCTACATTTCTTCAAACGCAAACCGCATGTACGCGGCGCTGGAAGGCGCATACGGCAACGTGGCGGCGATCACGGCCAGCAACCGGATACCGGCGCTGAAGCTGAGTGTGCAACAGCAGCTCGAGGTCACGAACCGAAAGGACAAGACGGGTAGCCGGACGTTCGCCGGGCTACCGACAGGCGGACGGCGGCTCACAAGTTTCACGCTGCAGACTTACATGACAAGCTGGGAGGCCGCAGCGGGCGGGCCGGCATACGGGCCGTTGTTTCAGGCGGCCTTGGGAGCGGCGCCGCTGTTGTTCAACGGTGGTGTGCTGGCATCGTGCTCGAACACGACGCTGGGCTTCGCCTCCCCGCACGGCCTGAACGTAAACCAAGCACTCTCAGGAGGGGGCGAGATACGCTTTGTGACAGCAGTTGTGGATGCGAACACGGTGCAGATCAACGCACCGTTCACAACGCCTCCCACCAGTGGGGCCATGATCGGGGCAGCTGTGACCTACCAGCCGGCGACGGAGTTACCGAGCGCTACCGTGTTCGATTACTGGGATCCGGCGAACGCAGTGCAGAGGATCCTGAGTGGTGTCGCAGTCGATCAGATGGAAATTCAGATTAACGGCGATTTCCATGAGCTCCATTTCAGCGGTGTGGCGCAGGACGTACTGGACAGCGCGAGCTTCTCTGCCGGTATGGGGAATCTGACCAGCTTCCCGGCTGAGCCGGCGATTGGCGCATTCGACTATTCGATCGTGCCTGGTAATCTGGGTGAGGCATGGCTAGGGACAACACCGGCGCAGTTCTTTACGGTGACGGAGGCGTCGGTGGTACTGAAGAACGGGCTGGACACGCGGTCGCGGGAATTTGGATTCAGCGTACCGCAGGCGATTGCGCCGGGACGGAGAAGCGTTCAGGCTTCGATTGGACTCTATAGCCAGACCGACAGCGCAACAGCGGCCTTGTACCAGGCGGCGCGGCAGCGGACGCCAATCAGCGTGATGTTCCAGTTGGGCCAAACCCAAGGCCAGGTGATGGGCGTGTACCTGCCGAACATGGTCCCGGAGGTTCCGCAATTCGACGACGCCAAGAACCGCCTGCAATGGGTGTTTAAGCCGTCGCGGGCACAGGGAACAGTGGACAACGAAATCGCGGTTGCTTTTGGGTAGATATGACTTGCCAGAGCGTGACGGACGTGGAATCGAAGGTGGCGCCGGGGGTTCGGTTTCGTATCGCGCGAATGTCCTTTGCGCGGAGGGTGGAACTGATGCGGCAGGTGCGCGAGTTAGCGCGGCGCATGGAGTTTCTGGAGGCTGGCCAGGAGCCCGGCGAGAAGATGGAGGCGGCGATAGTTCAGGCCGAAATCGACCGGGTATACCTGATGTGGGGTCTCGCAGAGGTCTCCGGCCTCGAAGTAGACGGAGCGCCGGCAACACCGGCGCTGTTGGTGGAGCGCGGGCCCGAAGTTCTG